AGAATAACAATCTTGTAGTAGTTCTTAACCATATCAAGAATACGGACAAAACCATCCATGTTTTCAGCGTCAAGTGCGGTGCCTGGTTCATCCATGATAAAAACATTCGGAGTAGGCAAATTACTGACTTGAAGCAACGCAAGGCGAATAGCCATGGATGCAATTGTTTTCTCGGCACCTGAGCCCATTTCAATTGGGCGAGGTTCGTGACTTGGGTGTTTAATATAAACATTTAGTCGGTTGCCCTCGTTCTCAAAGAACACCTCAAAGTTTACAATGTTTGCAAGTATCTTTGCAATCTCTTCATTGATTGCTGGCAGCTTCTTCTTGATAATATCATATGAAATACCACTGGTGTGCATACACCTCATGAACAGATCATATGCAGAATATTCTTCGCGGAGGTCAGCAAGCTCTTGTTTCTGATCTGCAAGGTTCTGTAGTCTTTGTTCGTAAGAGCCATGGAGTTTGTAAAGCTCGTTTAACTCCTCTTTGCATGTATTGCACGCCGTTTCGGTGCGAGAAATTAGTATAGCATATTCATTTCGTTTGGAGACTAGTGTTTCAAGGTTTTCAATTGCTTCTTGATTTTGCTCATAAGTATTGATTTCGTTCTCAATATTAATAAGCTCATGTCTATAAACCTCTATTTTTGAGTTATTACCCTCGATACCTGCGGTGGCAACAGAAATTTCTTGATTTACGTCCTTCTTTCTACCAACAAGCTTGTTATATTTTTCAATGTAGTCGTTAAGTTTGTCAATGTCAAGTTCATCAATTTGTTCTAAAAGTGACACACTTTGTTGTCGCAACTCAGTGACTTCGGTAACCATGTTTGGCAACGCTGCTTTTGCTTTGTGTGCTTGCTTAACAAACTTATTCTCACAACAAAATTTGCAATCAGGATCATACTCGTGAGTTTCTAATAGTTTAACTTTTTTTCTGTGATTGTCAATGTCTTTATTTTTAATTTTTAGAACAGAGAGTAGTTGCTCGTACTCGCCTGTTTTTACATCAACCTGTTGTTTCTTGACATGAAGGTTATCAACATCATACTGCTCTAAAAAGCTTGTCAACTTCGTTAACAATTGTTGATTATCATCATTAGATTTAATAAGTTTTTCATTTTTCTTTGTTAATGTATGAATTTGGTTTTTCTTATTTTTTAATTCTGCTCTCGCAGTGTTGATATCAATGATATCAATCGGAATAGAGGTAATTTTGTTTTCTATCTCCTCCAACAATTTTTGAGTGTCACTAATCGTCTGTTCATAATCATTACAGCGTATCTTGTGACCCTCTATGCTCTCAAGACTTTCTTGCATTTTTTGGCTAGCTGCCTCAATGTCCTGATCAAATTCGCGACCTTCAAGGCGTTTGAGAGCACCACGAGTGTCGGCAGCATCATCTTTAGCCATTTTAAATTTTTTGTCAAAGATCTCAAGGTCAAGAAACTTTGCCAAAATCTCTTTACGCTTTGTAGAACCTTCCTTGATAAAGGTTAATGAGTCTAACTGAGAAGCCATAGAGGTCAAGAGAAAATCATCAAGTGTTCCAAACATCTTGCGAATATTCTTGTCGGTGTCATTGCGAGAGAGCCCATTACGACTGACAGTCTCTTCCATTACAGGATCAAACTCTTCAAAATTGACATCAGTTTTTGCCTCAACAGTTTCTTCGCCCTTTAGCTTCTTAACATACTTTTCGCTTTCTCGTTCAATAGTAAACTGGCGATCACCAATACTAATATTGACCCTGCCAAAGCCTCTCTCCCTATTTTGGTTAATTACGTTAAGGTTTTTGCGTTCATTTTTTGAAGTGCTGTTGAACAGCGTATAAAGGGCAGCATCAATGATGCTGGACTTGCCAGAATAGTTTTTACCAAAGATTCCAACAATGCCTGCAAGGTTTTCAAAGTTAATCGTGTTGTTTTCGCCATAATTAAATAGATTATCAAATTCAAACGAGTTTAGTTCCCAGTTGATATTGCGAGCGACCTCTTCGTTTTCTTCAACAGTTGTATTGTACTTTTCGTTTAGTGACAGAACACGATCAAGGATCTCGCCTTCAACCTCGTAGTCTTTTAAATATTCAGTGATCAATCGCTCTTGAACAGAAAGATCACGCAGATTTTCTTTAATAAGATCGTCTTTAGAAAACCCAAGCTCTGCTCGTTTACCCGTGGCTCGGTTTAAAAAAGTAATACTTTCTGGACCAAATCTGTGTTTTGCGATATCAACTGCCCGCTTCATTCGGTCAAGAGGAAGATTGTTGTTTGACACAAGACGAATACGAGAGCCCTCGGGTACATTAACTCCTTTTGGCATTTTACCTTTTGGAGTAAGCTCAATGGTAACAAATGGCTTGGGGTTAACAAGCTCACAATGACGATAAGTGAAACTCTCCTTATCTTTAATTTCCCAGATGCCAAAGCCCTTGTCGTTTGTCTCGCCATGGTTCTGCTGAACTGTGGAGCCACAATAACGTATACGACCCTCAAAGTCAAGTGCCTGAGCCTTATGGATATCACCGAGCATTGCATAATCAAACTTCTTAAAAATAGATAGCTCGTGCTCGCCGTGTTCCATCACCCAGCCGATATCGGTCTTACAATTGGAGATAGAGCCGTGATACATCGCAATATTAATTTTGTTTGTATCGGTGGGGTCAATCCAATTGTCTTCATCGAATACTGAAAGAACATTGAAACAAAGCTCAGGGGTGGCGTGAAACTCACCTGAGTTCTTGAAGAAAAAGATGTTCGGATGTTCCAGCGCTTGGATAATTGGTGTAATCGCATCCTGACGGCTGCTGTTCTTAAGGTTACCATCGTGATTACCTGGAATAATAACGAGTGGTGCAACATCAGCCACATTCTTCATAAACTCTGTTGCGAGTTCAAAATATTCAGGTGATAGCTGTGTCTTTGTGTGCGCGAGATCGCCACAATGAACGATAAAGTCAGGCTCTTCTTCTGCCAGCTTCTCGTAAAGTTCCTTGAAGATAATACGATACTCGTAATGATACTTCAAATTTTTGATATGCGTGTCCGCAATGTGTGCAATTTTATACATGTAACCCCATTAAATATTAGCGATAGCCTGCTCTAACA